GGTATCCAAGTTACGTCGCATGAAAACGCCGATTCTTGGCTCCGCGTATGTTGCCCGCAGTATCAACGCTGCGGACAACCGCATGGTCAATCTGTTCCCCGAAGCCATCCCCGAAGGCGGCAAAGAGCCCGGCTTTCTGAACCGTGCCCCAGGCCTTGAGTTTTTACAGACCGTGGGCACTGGCCCGATTCGAGCGTTGTGGGCGCATCAGACCAACGGCAGCGATTTCTATGTTGTTTCGGGGGCTGAGGTTTACAGGTTGACTAGCATGACCGGCACGCCGCAATTGCTAGGCACTGTAACTGGTACGGGGCCGGTGTCCATTGCGGACAACGGCACGCAGATATTCTTTGCCTGCAATCCTGACGGGTTTATCTACAACGAATCAACAGGTGCATTCGGCCAAATCACCGACCCTGATTTTGCTGGCGCGGTGACGGTCACTTACTTAGATGGGTACTTTGTTTTTAACCAGCCCAATAGTCAGATTATTTGGGTGACCCAATTGCTGGATGGCACTTCAATTGACCCGCTGGATTTTGCCAGCGCCGAGGGTTCGCCTGATGGTGTGGTCGGGCTTATTTCTGATCACCGCGAACTGTGGGTTTTTGGCACTGACTCGGTAGAAGTTTGGTATGACTCGGGCGCTGCTGATTTTCCTTTGACCCGCATCCAAGGCGCTTTTAATGAGATTGGTTGCGTGGCCGCGTTCTCCATCGCCAAACTGGACAATGGCCTGTTCTGGCTGGGCACAGACGCCCGTGGGCAGGGCATCGTCTACCGCGCCAACGGCTATACCGGCGTTAGGGTTTCTACTCATGCGATTGAGTACGCCATCGCCCAATACGGCAATATCTCGGACGCTATTGCGTACACTTACCAGCAAGAGGGCCATGCTTTTTATGTGCTGACGTTCCCCACCGGCAACGCTACTTGGGTCTACGATGTGTCTACCCAGGTCTGGCATGAACGGGCTGGATGGGACAACGGCGACTTTATGCGGCACCGCAGCAATTGCCAATGTAACTTTGGCGGCAGCATTGTTGTTGGCGACTTTGAAAGCGGCAACATCTATCGGTTTGATTTGGATGTGTACGCTGACAACGGTGGCATTCAAAAGTGGCTGCGCTCATGGCGAGCGCTGCCGACCGGCCAAAACAATTTGAAGCGTACGGCGCATCACAGCCTGCAACTGGACTGCGAAACAGGCGTGGGATTAAATTTATACCCCGCGTATGACGGCGGTGAAAATATTGACACTGAGTCAGGATTAGACCTTATAACTGAATACGTGCAAACATATTTGGCAACTCAATCGGGTGTTACTTTAACCACCGAAGCCGGAGATGGTTTTGAGCCCCTTGGGCAATACGAACTGTCAGATACCGATATTAGCGGGTACAACTTGGTAACCACGTCGTATCCTGCTGCGCCCGGCTATGATCCGCAAGTGATGTTGCGATGGTCAGACGACGGCGGTCATACCTGGAGCAATGAACACTGGTCGCCGATTGGCAAAATTGGCGCGTACGGCCATCGAACCTTTTGGCGTCGGCTGGGCATGACTTTAAAGCTGCGCGACCGTGTGTATGAACTGTCTGGCACTGATCCCAACAAGATAGCCATCATGGGCGCTGAATTGATACTTAGCCCGACCAACGCTTAATATGGCGACCAACATAAACATCACGCAAATTACGCCGCCGCGAGTATCGCTTATTGATGAGCGCACCGGGGCTGTGTCGCGTGAGTGGTATCGTTGGTTTTACAACCTGTACAACATTACTGGTGGTGGTCTTGGGATTACGCCGGTAATTAACGGCGGCACGGGTTTAGGTGACATTCCAACCAACGGCCAACTGTTGATAGGCAACGGAACTGGCTATACGCTTAACACTTTAAGCACTGGTGATGGCATCTCAGTTACCGATGGTTCGGGCACCATTACGCTTACCAATACCGGCGTTTTAAGTTGGTCTGGCGGAACTACAGGACTTACCCCTTCAACCGATACTACGGGCGCTGTTGTCCTATCGGGCACGCTCAATATAGCCCACGGAGGGACTAACACCACCGCTACGCCTACTCTTGGCAGCGTTGTTTATGGCACTGGAACAGCGCAAGCCTATAGCGCCGTAGGTACAACAGGCCAAGCGCTTTTATCGACTGGTTCTGGGGCTCCTGTTTGGGGGTCTGTACCTGCTGGCCCAGCAGGGCCTGCGGTTTTTCTTGAAGCACCAGAAGCTGATGAAGTTTCCATAATCCCTGGGCCTCCCGGCGCTGCGGGCGTGGCGGGCGCGGTGGGCTCCCCCGGCCCCGTTGGGCCTGCTGTCTATTTGGAAGCGCCAGAAGCTGACGAGCCATTAACAGTTCCCGGCCCGCAAGGTAATGTGGGCATGACTGGCGCTCAAGGTGGCACTGGCCCTGCGGTTTATTTAGAAGCGGAACAAGGTGAACCCGGCGATGTAGGGCCACCTGGGCCCCAAGGTTTACGCGGGCTGCAAGGTTTGCCTGGTGTTGCAGTTGCAATAGATGGCGACAATGGTGAAGATGGGTCACCTATACCAGGCCCCGTTGGCCCACAAGGCGCTACTGGTTCTCAAGGCGGTGTTGGGCCTGCTGTGTATTTTGAAGCAGACCAAGGCGACCAAGGCGACATGGGGCCACCCGGCCCTATTGGTTTAGTTGGCCCGACCGGCTCCCAAGGCGGCGTTGGGCCAGCGGTTTACTTAGAAGCTGACCAAGGCGATCAAGGTGATTCTGGCCCGCCTGGGCCGGTCGGCCCTACAGGAGCCACAGGAGCCACAGGCGCTCAAGGTGGCGTTGGGCCAGCGGTCTACTTAGAAGCTGACCAAGGCGATCAAGGTGATTCTGGCCCGCCTGGGCCGGTCGGCCCTACAGGAGCCACAGGAGCCACAGGCGCTCAAGGTGGTGTCGGCCCCGCTGTTTATTTGGAAGCTGACCAAGGAGATCAAGGCGATATTGGGCCACCAGGCCCTATTGGATTACAAGGCGTAGCGGGTCAAACAGGTAGCCAAGGCGCTGCTGGCCCTGCCGTCTATCTAGAGGCTGAGTCTCAAGAACCAGATATGTTTTTGGTACAGGGCAATCAGGGTACGCAAGGCCAAACAGGCGCTACAGGAACACAAGGTTTGCCAGGGCCAGCCGTGTACCTTGAAGCACCGGAAGCTGATGAGCCAATGATGGCTATCAGCCCGCCAGTGCCAATTACGGCGGTGGGCATTTTAAAAGGCACGGGCGCAACTGTTGTGGCTGCCGTGGCAAATACCGATTATGTGCCTTTGTCCACGGTCATAACCAAGACGGCTGACTACACCATTACCGGCACTGATACATGGATTATTAACGATAAACCAACAACGGCTTTGACGTTGACGTTCCCTGCGGCTTCAAGCTGGACAGGCCGGTATATCACGGTCAAGAATATGCAAGCCCAAGCGGTCAACTCAGCGTCTAGCAATGTCGTGCCGATTGACAGCACAACCGCTGGTACGGCGATCCTGTTAGGTGTGGTAGGAAATTGGGCGACATTGGTGTCAGATGGCACAAATTGGATTATTATGCAGGCTGCGTCTAATAACAACCTGCTTCTTGAGTAGTGTAATGACGCTACCGTTACTCATCATCAATCTTTGCGTTAATGTAAAAGGAGTCTTAAATGGCAGCTAATAAAATCATTCGTATGGGCCCTGTTGCCATGAGCAGCACTCTTACGACCAACATCATGAACCCACCCACCCTTACGGGCGGTACAGGTTTGGCGGGCACTAATACGGCGTCGTACTTGATTGTGCGTCACATCCGTATTGTGAACAAAACCGCAGGCGCAGTGACTTTCTCACTGTACATTGGCGCTACCGGTGCAAACACTGCGGGTACTGAATTTATGGGCTTAGGTACCTCTGTTGCAGCTAACAGCTATGTTGACTGGTACGGAATGCTGCGTCTTGACACTGCTGACTATTTGGTTGGTGGCGCATCGGCTGCTACGTCTTTGACGTTCCAAGCCGAAGGCGAAATTGGCGTAGTGTAATGAACATGGGGATGGCCTAGGCTGTCCCCATCGCTGTTGCTGGAGTAATTGAATGATTCATCACCACTTTAGTTCGGGCGTGTACGCTAAAGAAACCCGAATTCCAGCAAACCATGTTTTGGTGCAACACGCGCATAAACACGACCACTTATCCATTTTGGCTAGTGGATCGGTGGAACTTATCGTAAATGGGGTTAGATCGATTGTTAACGCCCCTGCTTGTTTAACCATAGCGGCGGGGCAACACCACGGCATAAAATCAATTACAGACGTTGTTTGGTATTGCATACATTCAACTGATTGCATTGATAAAGACGCGGTTGATGAATTGTTAATTGTGCCTGGGGATATTGATCAGGCGCGTAATATTGCTCAATGTTTGAGCGAAGGAGTTTGATATGCCTTGGATGATTCCAGCCGCGATTATTGGCAGTTCTTTGTTTGGCGCAAACGCCGCCAACAAAGCCGCTGACACTCAAGCAGGCGCTGCTGACCGCGCTGCCGAGTTGCAGTACAAAATGTACCAAGAAAATGTGCAACGGCAGCAACCTTTTTTAGAAGCTGGCGTAGGGGCGCTTAACAAACTTACCGCGGCGGCTGACTACAAGCCGTTTGGAATGGATCAATTTAAGGCAGACCCAGGCTATGCGTTTCGTTTGGGTGAAGGCCAGAAAGCACTTGAGCGGTCTGCGGCTGCTCGGGGCGGTTTGATTTCGGGCGGGGCTTTGAAGGCCGCGACTCGTTATGGTCAAAACATGGGCTCACAAGAGTATACCAACGCATTTAACCGATACCAAGCTGAACGTCAAGCCATGTTAGGCCCGTTGCAATCATTAGCAGGTGTGGGGCAAACTACCGCTAATACTTTAGGAAGCGCTGGCGCGTCGTACGGCGCAGGCGCGGGGGAAGCATACCAAGGCGCGGCCAACGCTCGCGCGTCTGGGTACGTAGGAGGCGCAAATGCGCTTACCGGCGGTTTAAGTTCGTACTTAAACTATAACCAAGGACAAAACTATATGAATATGCTGCGCCCCGGCGGCGGCGGCAGTTCTTTAATGACCGAACCATACGCCGGTTATAACGCGTCAATTGGGTTGAAATAAGGAACAATCATGCCTTTAGATACACGAATTGCTCTTGGTGTTCAGCCGCTTCAACTTGCTGATCCATTGGCACGAGAAGGCCAAGTACAAAACATTTTGGCTTCGCAAGCCCAGCAACGAGCCG